AATAGTACCATTGGCACCGTAGTTGTCGTCGCTGTATCCGATCTGCACATTACCTTCACCGTCGGTTACTTTAAATGCATAGGTATAATACTTTGCGTCTAAGTTGTATAAATCACTCTGTAGGATGTTTATACTTACTGCGCCGCCTGGTGCGTCAATAATTGTTGCAGTTCTCTCCAAGTATGCGGTGCCGTTTTCTTTATCAATCATAATAAACACCACAGTCTTATCTGTGAGGCTGGTCTTTTTTTGATCTCTGTTCACAAAATTACAACGTATATCGTTGTCTATTCCGCGATATATTTTAATGTTAGGTGCGTAAAACATGCTCATGGTATTAGTTACTCCTGAGTCAACAGTTACAACCTTATGAATTTGTTTGTATAAGTATGTTGTAATAGCAGTCATACAGTATTTATTGAATAATGGACATCACAAAAGACCTAAAAGAAAAGTATCCTTTCCTAAGCCTTGTTACATACGGTAACCAAGAGTATGTTGGTGTGATTCAAAACTACGACGATACTGTACTAAGCATCTATGACATTAGTCGTTGTAAGACAGATACAGAAAAAGCACGCTACTTAGAACTTGCAGAAATATGGTGGTGGGAATCAAATAGACAGATTCCCATTAATCTTTTCTTGCGTATGGATTGGTTGAGTTTTCAACCCACAATGGTTAGTCTAAATATAAAAGACTGTGAAATAAAGTTTGGACCTAGAGTGAGTATTCAAGATCTAGCTAAAAAGCGAGGCAAGCGTCGTAACATTCAGTTAGTTAAGCGAGTTAAGTAAATTCATATGTACAACTACTAGAGTTGCATATGCTATAGCATGACTCTTACGGAATGTATATCCAGTTACATTACGATCCCATACAGTCTTGTTGATCTCTGCCCAGGGCTTATTACGTAGTTTGCTCTTGCCGGGACGCATTACTGCTAGGAACATTGCCATACGTGGAATACTATCTGGCTTCATGCTTCTGATAAGTTCATAGTGATTGCCTATGTGCACAATTTGTTCACAGAATTCCTGATCCTGCCACAAACGATGCCACGGTGGCTCTGTAGTCATAAGTTCTACTAGATGTACTTCGTCTCTAACATTTTCATACACACTTACATTCAGCATATCCAGTTTAAAATAGCCCAGTTGTTCTGCACGTTTGTGATCCATTGTAGCCAAACCATCAACACCACGTGGAATGTCTGTAAAGTACACACCAGTATTATGCTGTTTGCCTGTTTCCAGTCTGGCTGGAGTATGTGTGATGTGTTCAAGCACACCAGTCCTTTTGGCAAAGTCAATGTCAATATCTGGCAAATCAATCAATCTGAAGCACCGCCGATAATAGCAACATGATCTACGCCGAGATCATCTATCCCAGCAAGTTCGCCTCGTTCACGCATTTCAGCACGAATCTTTGTTGCACTTACACTATGTATTGTAGCACCTAAATCGTGTTCTGTAAAGCTATATCCCACACCACGACCATAACTAATGTCTACAATATTTGGCACACGCATTATAATATAGTCTTCCTCGCATACCCAGCCACGTAGAAAAAGTGGACCTTCAATGTTTCTGCATACTGTATCAAAATCAAAAGGATTATCTGTTTGTATGGTGTCAGTTCGACCGGCACCTGCGTCAGTGCCCATTACGCCGCCAACGTCTCTAACCATAATAGCTACCTGCCCTGTGATGTCTATACACTTTTCGAATAGTGCTGTGTGTCCACTGTGCCATGGTTGCCAGCGTCCTAGCATTTCTACTGTGGGTTTTTGCCAATCAAACATTACATAGTTCCTTTTAATATGGGCATAGTCGTTTCACCAGCCTTTCGTTGCATATAGTGTCTGACAACTTCTACAAGTTGTTCATGTGTGTTGTCGAACCATTGACTAACATGATAATCACAATGCGGAGGCTGCTCAAACATCTTATTTGTATCTTCGTATCGTCCCTCTTTAATTGTGTCCATCCAAACTGTATAGTCTGGTGCAAATTCCTGTCTAGCTGTCTCTGTGGGACAAACAAAATCTGCTACAGCAATCTTATCTGCCATAACTACACCGTCTGCCAAATAACGCATACGCTGTGCTTGACGCATGCGTCCTTCTGGTGTAAAATCCCAATCATCGTAATGAGATCTTACACGATCAGCATTAATCCATACTCCGCCTATGAGTTCGGCAAAAGGTTCTGCTAGTGTGCTTTTACCACTACCAGGTAGTCCAAATATTAAAATCTTCACTGTCTATCTTTCCAAAATGATCGATCCCAATGCTGACGTTCTGCACTGGTTACTAATTTGTTATCTACTGGCTCCATGTCAGACGTAAGATCAATACGTTCAACATCAAAGCCTACTTGCCTTCCCATAAACACATTAGTAATGTTGGGTACAAGCATTATAGTATAGCGTCCGTGATAATTGGGTTCTAAATCGTCGATGATCTGCTGTTTAATCTCATCAAATGTATACTTACCATCTCCTTGATGGCGCACCATAATAACAATTTGCCGGGGAGTTGTCTTCTTTGGATCTCTGTGAGTGCTATTAGGCAAGCTAGAAATCTGTTCAAACATAGCACGATGGCCTGCGTTCCAGGGTTGGAAACGTCCTAACATCATGCTAGTATTCTTACTCCAGTCTATTTCTGGATTATTAGCCATTATAGTTTGGCCTCACTTAGTATATGCTTTACCCATTCTGTATCAGCAACGTAGTCGTGAAACTTACGCTTCCAAAAGTCAGGCTCAATGTATGGGAAAGCAATTTCAACTTGCTCTGGATTTAGTTTGTCTAACATCTCTACACCTGTTGAACAGTTATAGATTACCCAACTACTTATACGTCCTTTTGTAATGTCACTGACAATACGATTTGTGTTTGCATACAAGAAGTAGTGATTGTAGACACTTTCTTTTTCCTCTGCCCATTCTACTATTGTTTCCATGCTACGCTCCAGTGCATCCTGCACACTTTCACGCTTTAGGTGTTGAAAGAGGAAGTCCTGATATATTTGATCTTTACACCAGTGATCCAGCTTCTTGTTTTCTTTAATTACATGATCTATAAAGCCACGTATGTTAATTGCACGTATGTTCTGACAGTGCCTGCCAAACTTAACAAACGCATTGTAGTATGGTGACTCCGCAAAGTCTGAGTATGTTTTAAGTTTAGCACTACCTTGTGTCAGTTCATAGAATCGCAAATAAGCCTGCATACCAAACTGTACGCCCGGCTCCTTTTCCTGTTGTGCTCTACGCTTGGGTTCACACAGATGTGCTGCTAGTGTGCTTTCCTTACGATAACTTTTACCGCAGTACTTGCACACATAATCTTTAGGTTCCATACTATGATTAATTATAGCATCTGCAATGATATCACGCAAGTCTGTCATTCGCCGCTAGCCGCAGCAAGTTCTTTGAGTTCTTTGGCTGTGGTCATGCTTGCTAGTAAGTCTAGTTCATCTTCTTTGTAATTTGGATATAGCACTGCGAGCTGTTTGCGGATATCTGAGTTGTTAGACTTTTTCTTCTTATTGCCAATCCACTGATGAAACTGATTGCCCATACCCGGACTCACTGTACATAGCAACTGCCATACCAGTTTAGGATGCTTGTTGAGTGCAAAGTAGTTTACATTCACACGCTGATTAGTAGCCATAAGATAGTAGGCGTGTAGCTCTGCACTGCCTTTAACGATACTCATATATCTATTGAGAAGGAATGGTGCAATCTTCTTTTGTTGCTCTGGTGTACACTTATCCCAGAACTTACGATCCTTGCGATCTAACGCACCAAGTACTTTGTTAAGAGGTAAATCGCTCAAACTTCATTCCTCGAGTAGTAATATGTTCTGCTAGTGCCATATAAAACATATGACTGTCGCTTATGTCTCCAAAGTGTATCCACATAATGCGTTTACCTTGTGCACTACGCTGTATCTTTCTGCTTGCAGGAATATCTCGCTCACGAAAGTAATCATCTACTTTACGTTGGACGATTGCAATATGATTTCTATGACTATGACTCTGTGGGTCTACTATATAATAGTACACTCTATAGTCCTCACGTACAATAATCTTTGTACTAGGAGATGCATACTCATCATAGTTCATTACCAAGCCTTTGTAATGTCTACAATCTCATTCTGTCTGTTGATCTCTTTAGCACAATAGATGCACATTGGCTTTTCTCCTGTTTGAATTGGAATAGCGAGAATCTGTCCTTGCTTTAGTTTTGGGAAGAACCATTTTACGTCTATGTATAGATCAACGATGTTTACAGGAAGGTAGTCTGCTTTATAACTACTAAGTGGATTAAAACTAAAAGCATTAAAACCTCTGTCGTTAAGGCTACTAAGATTGATCATTTCTAAATCGCCAATTTCTTTTTCACCAATAAGTATCTTCCAATCAACTGGCAGTTTGATTTGATGCCCTGCTACATCTAGTACTAGAGCAGGACTGTTAAAACTCTCTAGAAAGATAAGAGGGATAAAAAAGTAATCAGGGTTGTTAGAGTCGCTGTTATCTAGTATAGCAAATCTTAAATCGTCTACTTCATCGGGCAGTTCATTCATTTCAAATGCTGCGTCTTCTAGTGTTAGTATTCTCATTGCCAATCTACTTTCTGAATGTTGAACGGGTATTTCGCTTCCTTGTAGAACGCCTTGCGTTTCGTAAGGTGCCTCTTGGCAAACCTACAGGTTGACGTAACATCCCATATCTGGACAAAGTCTTTGTCTTCTGCTCGTCTAATTCCTCGTCCAATGCTTTGGATGACTCTGACAAAACTTTTTCCCGGCTCAATAAGTACCAAGTTGAATATACGAGGGATATTAATACCCACAGCGGCAACACCATAAGTCGCAATAATAACCTTATCAGTCGCATCAGCCACCTCATCATAATGGTTTTTACGCTCCTGTGCCTTTGTTCCACCGCTAACAAATACGGAAGACGAAATCCTTCTTTCAAGTTCTTTTCCTGCATTAATTCTGTCCACCAGTACAAGAGTGTTACCTGATAGTTTGATTTGTTCTATAACACCTGCTATATAATCCAATCTATCAGTCTGCTCTAGCAAGTATTTAAGCTCGCTTTGATAGTTTGTATATTCCTTAGTGTCTATTAATTGTAACACATTCACTTCACAATTAGCAAGAACACCTCGCTCTTGCAAATCACTTGCACTGATCTGATTAATAACAGGGCCTAAGCTACACACCAAACTGATCTTTTCAAAGTCTTCTTTGGGCACTGTGCCTGTTAGTCCCCAACGTATTGGTATGTGACTCATTACACCTGTTAGCAGCGTCTTTAGTGCGTCTGCTTTAGCCATGTGTACTTCGTCTACCATAATACACACAACGCCCTCGAGGAACTCCTGTATGGTGATAGGTGCCACTTGGTTTTTAGTATTCTTAAGCAGTATGTTTAGACTCTGCCACGTACAAATGGTATGTGCGTGTCCAAACTCCTTGCGGTCACCATAGAACACACCAACGTCAAGTCCCATGTTAACATAGTCTGCTTCTGTTTGTGTAACCAAACTCTTGTTAGGTACAATAACAATAGTGCGCCCATGCTCCTCGCATCTATGACTTAGTACGGCTGTTATAAGTGTTTTACCGGCACCAGTTGCTACTTCCTGTAGGCTCTGCGGGTTCTTAAGGAAGTTGTTGATAACCTCTACCTGATAGTCACGTAGCACAATAGGTTGGCCCGCTGCCGGATGCTTGTCAGGCCAAGTCCATTCGCTGTAACTGTCTTCTGTTACAGGCTCTAGTGGATAGTCCATCTCGTAGTCACGTGTATCGTTTAGTGTAACATCG